CCCGCCACTGATTGCACAGGTGCAGTGGGTGGGATTGGTACATTGGCTGCAATCAATTTCAATACTTCGGCATTGGTGGTGTATTGCGCATGCGGATCATTGGCAGCAATATGCGCATTGATAGCTGCAGTGATTGTCCCAGCACCAATTGCAGATTGAATTGCAGATTGAATGGCTGCATACAATAATGTCGGATCAGTATTATCTGGAAGGCCACCTTCCCCCGCAATCACAGCATCAATTGCCGCTTTTAAGAACGCGGTGCGATTGGCTAGAGCAATAGCCTGTTTGTTTGATGTGCCAGCAGCACCACCGACAACCGGGTCGTTGGTTTCAAGTTGGTAAACACCAGCATCAAACTGGTTTGCGGTTTCAGGAAGATTTGGCATTTATGCAACTCCATGATTATAAGCACCGTCATAAAGTGACGCGCCGTTATAAGTATTGGGGACTTGGGTGTATTCCAAGCCCATTAATTTAGACACTGCTCGGTCTGCTTCAGTAAGCAGGGCACGAACAAATGAGGCTTGCGGGTTGGTCATCGGACGCGGCAAAACAATGCGATACGTTGCCCAAGCAATAGGGTCACCATGCACATAGCTGCCATTGTATGATGCCTGACCATTGTATGTTGCGCGGTGCAAACCTTCGAGTACAACAGCATCAGGAAAGCCCGCAGCAGCAAGCACTTGTTTTACCGCTGCCACCGTACCTTTTATGCGATGAACTGGAATCGATGCCTTGATCACTTTACGCTGTTGCCATGCTGCCCAGTCCGCATCCCAAGGCTCAACCGATAACGCCCATGCGAGCCACGGCAGTACTGCTTCAGGGCATAGATCAGGATTCCATAGATCACGGATTGGCACATTCACATCGGCAATGCGCGCCATTGCAGCATCCGCAGCATGCTCAAGAGCCGTAGCATTCGGAGGGAGTAAAGATTTACTCGCCATTATGTTGCTGTTCCTGTGATTGCGATCGCAATGGCTGTGTTAAACGGAGCTTCAATATTGCTTATTATCAGATCCGCAGCGGGGGATGTTATTTGCACACGTTGCACACCGGGCACATGCAATGCGGCATCAAGCGCAGAGATATTGATGTCATGATCAAGCGCATGGTGATCTGCCACAAACTTCGTTGCAGCGGCATTGGCAAGCTGCAATACCAATGTGGTATTGGCATTGGGATAACAAATCAATGATGCATCGAGCGTCCAAGGTTTAATCGTCGCAGTTTGTGTGAACGGCGTGTCGTTTAGCGGGCGTTTATCTTCCGCATCCAAAGCGAGCTGAACCAAATCAATCAATGCCTGATCAGCTACACCATCGCCCACGGTTGATAACAGTGTTAAAGTCACATCGCCTGGTGCTGGGGTGTGTTTTGCAACATCCACATCTTTGACATCTGCCGATGCTGTCATGGCATAAAATTTATAGGCTCCACGTGGTCCAGCTGTGCTGTATGCATACAAAGATAATGCGCAGCGCTCACGCAGACGATCATCTGATTCATAAATAGGTGGAATAGGCGGTATGGCTGCGGCATCGCCTGGATCAACGAGTAATCGAGTTAAGCCCTGATAATAAGTGAATGCAATATGATCCAAATCGGTGCCGACTGCTTCAGCAAGCAATAAAGCCCTGGCAGCATCATTCACACGCTGACGAACACCCAGCTCACGATAAGCACATGTCTCCATCATTTTAACCACAGGATCAGATTCAACATCCGCTGTATAAGCAGGGTTTGCCGCCAAATAGTCAGCTTTAATTTTTACCAATATAGATTCATAGTCCAGGGCTTCAATGACATCGGGCGCTTTTAAGTCTGTTAGTTTACTCATAACGAAATGCCCTCAATACGAATGGGCTCACCGCTGATGGTTTCAACGCCTTCGAGGTCAAGCATAAGATGTTCAGGTTCGGTTTGTGATAATCGTACCCGCTTCAGAATCAATTCATTTTCCCAACGCGCAATCGCTTCAGCAGTCGCATGCACCAAATCAAGTTTGAGCGATGCATTGATAGGGCGATCCACAAGACGTGGTAAACGAGAGCCGTAATCGCGGCGCATGACGCGTGAACCCAGCGGAGTGGTCAGAATATCATCCAAGCGCTGCTTCAAGTGAGCACGCCCTGAAATGGTTTTACCTGTATTTTTGTCCATGCCTATCATCCAGCATTCACCTTGTTGGAACCCGTGACGATCGGCCATTGGCCTGCAGATGAACCAGCGCCCACGGCAACAAGATCGCCAACTCGTGCAACAGCAGCACCGCCCACATCACCCAGCTCAAGCAGTGGCGCAATCACTTCTACAGCTGCAGTGCATTCAATGCGTAATTTATGGGCGGTGGTATCGTATGTGATAACCGTTCCATCGCCATAATCCGTGATATGCTCATTTGCCTTGTTTGATGGAGCAGGATGTGCATTTTGATACAGCGAAGGCACCACAACACCTTGTGTTAAATCGCCTGCGGGTGAAATAATCATGACTTGTTCACCCACACTCAACGGTGACCAGGTGCGCACATTACCTGCTCGCTGGACAGACCAAGGCAAATCACCTGTGGTGTGCGTATCATCAAGTTTTACACGGCATGTTGCCGAGTTCAAATCAACCGATGTAATCATACCGAAGCGGATCATATTGAGTAGGCGGCGTTCAAGTTCAGCGATAGTGAAAGAGGCACTCATATTGAAGTATCCACCTGCTGGTAATCTGCAACGTGGCCTACGCCAATATCAGGTGCTCGCGATGCAAATACAGCGGTTGGCACAACCGATGTATCAACAGGCTCAAGATCGAGGTAAATAGTTTGTTTCCATACGACCAGCCAAACCGCATAACCAGCTTTATCAGCAGCCCCCGATGAACGATTTTCAAGTTTCTCGATGACTGCGGCATGGGTATCCGCGAGACCCCAATGATTTTGGTGAATAAACAGCATAACATTACGTGCCAAAGTTCTGGCAGCTATGCTTCGGTTTGTAGCCCCACGTGCATTGCGAGATACAATGAATGCACCTGTGCGACAAGAAAAGGCTAGCTGACCTGTGCTTGGCTGCGCTCGGTCTGGCTGACCACCCAGCGGAACAATCACAAGGCCAGCATTTCTTGGTGCTACTTTCTTAAGAGCTGCTGCATCCAAAGCAGCTGCGTATTCATCCACAGAATCAATGCCTGCAACTGTCTTTAAAGCGGCTGCCATAGCATTTTCGTATGCTTCAAAAGTTGGCATTAGCGATAACCCGCGAGACGTTCTTGCGAAAATACAGGTGCATTAGCTGATGTTTCTGGTGATGCACTTGATGGCGTTGTATCACCCACTGGATCAAGACCCAGGTGGACAATACCTTTGGCTATTTGTTCGAGTGTTTTAAGGGCTTCTTTGTAGCGTTTTTCAACCGTTTCCGTGACACTGTCATCATACAAATAATAACGCGCAATATCACGTGCAATGCGGGAAATCTGCAAAGGTATGGATGCCAGCGGCAAGGGATACCGTGCCTGAATGTAGCTATTGATTTCAGCGTCAGCATCATTCAAAGCCGCATTAAGCACGGTATCATCAATCATGTCCGTAGTTGGCGTAGCACGATCCGTAAGCTGTATAAGCTCAGCTTTACCAAACCGGTCAATCATTCCTTGTCGCGTAGCATAGGACATGACTTACTCAGCAGCCCCAGTTTTTTCAATTGATGCTAAAGCTGCATCACGATCTTTTGCAGATATATCAAACCCAAGCACGGCTTCAATTGCTGCCACTTGAGCTTTGCCGCTGTTTGTCCACAAATCAGCGTCATCTTTATCCAGCGATGCCACTGCATCAATAATTTGTTGAAGCAGCACTGCATCAGAAGGCTTTTCTGATTTTGATGGCTTGGTCGCCTGACCAAGTATTCCAGCATCAATCAGTTCTTGTGCTTCAGCTTCTGGCAACTTAATTGTATCGCCATCGACATAGCTTTTTCCATCATGTTTTACAGCTTGTTTAACAAGATAGTTTGGCATTAGGCAGTTTGACATTGTTATCCTCCTAGGGTTAGAAAAGGGAGGAAGAGTTCTTCTCCCTCCCTTTTAACGTTCTTGTTTTTATTGTGCTCTAATTCTTAAACTACATTGGAGATCAAATAACCCAGATCAGGAGCAATCAGTAGTTCTTTGACGGACTCACCGGCACGAACACGCTGACCACCATCGAGACCAATATTCGAATCAGGGAGAGAGCCGGCACGGCGGCCGCCGAAAGAGGCAGTTATACCAAACGATGCCTGGCCACCATTCGTATCAGCCATATTATCGGTATAGTGCAAGCAGATATGCGGACCCCATGCACGTTGCAAAGCTAGCACTTGGCCTTTGCGAGCAGTGTTCACACGCGCTTCACCTACATAAATATCTTCGAGTTCGAAGAGTTCAGCAATGGCTTGGCGCGCAGCTACACCAGAATCGCCAGAATTGCGATGTGTAGCTTTAACGATATCCGGATGCGTTTGAAGCGCTGAGAAGGCCAAGCGACCAATTGTCATTTTGTTGGCCCGCAGCAACATAGCATCGAGAGCAGTACGAATATCCGTGATCGGTGTAGATGTTGGATCGGTGTACTTCGAAGTCCCAGCTAGAGCCTGCTTATTATTGGCGGCAAAATTAGCTGGATCAAACACCATGCTTGATACACGAATCTCACGATCAAGTTCGATCAAGTTCATGACTTTTTCCACGCCGCGTCCAAGCGGATTGTGATTCGGCAGAGCATTGTCAATATCACGCTGTGGAATCGGATAATCCAAGCCGTGATCTTCTGTTGATTCTGTTTTCGATGTGCCTGAAAATTCTACTTCGTTGGGTTTTGAGGTGCGGCCAACTTTTGTATCAGGCACTGTAAAACCATCTTCCAGTGCGTATTCGAAGTATGTGAAATCCTGTTTACCAACTGGCACAATCGGTAACACATCATCAGCAATCATCTTCTTGTTTTTGTAACCTATCGCAATAGCGGTAAGTTCCGGGATGATTGGCATTGGTGAATTGGTGATCCCGCCAAATGCCAATGCAGCTAGACTAACACCACCAAGCCCACCAAAATCTATCGAGCCAGATGCGCTGGCTGGGTCTACCCCGCCGATCGCTACTACCACAACGGCCAGCAGTGCGAATGTTATAATACTATTAGATTTTTTCATTTGTTTTTCCCTTATCCCTGAATTTTGTTTTTGCTGATATCGACACTGCCGACATCTCCGAGCACACCAGAAACCATTGCAAAGCCGATGATGCGGTTGTTCACGCCGGCAGCTGGTATTGCCACAACAGCCATGCCCTTGGCATCGGAGGTGAGCGGATCGCCGCGTGTTACGACACCGCCGTATTCAACATAGACCACGCCACTAAGCGTGATATCAACTCGACTCTCTGCTGCAAGTGCCCCGAGCTGGCCAGTAACACCAATCAATGCATCGGTAGCTGCTGCGCTTTGAACAACATGGTTATCATCTACACCAAATTTAACGATGCGGTATGGCGCGATGACGGCAGCCGCGAGTAAGTTTTTAATCAATCCTGGATTGTGCATTAGTTTTCCCCTTGCGATTTTTTAACATGAGCAACAGCCTGAGTGACTGAGATGGCTCGGCCTGCAGCAGCCTCGGATTCTTGGAATTCCACAGCGGCTTTTGCCAATGCGGGCGCATCATCCAAATCAATGGATTTGCCATCGCTTTGATCATGCTCGCCAAAAGCAACAACCTTCGGTTGCGCTGCTAGGTAATCCTGCATAAATTTCAGCTGTGTTTTAGCGACTGTGCCATCACCTTCACCGAATTCGACAGTCTCAACATGTTCCAGACCTGCCATAAATTCGATAAGATTATCTTTTTGAGCGGGCAATACTTTGCCATCTGCCACTAGGCTTTCAGTGAATTCTACGCAGGTTGTGCGATGCGCTGCTTGCTCACGCTTTGCCAATGCTGTTTCACGCTCGGCAAATTCGGCTGCTTGCGTATCCAGCAATGCTTTTTGTGTATCAAGCTCGGCTTGCGCCGCCGCTTTTTCTTCTCGGGTCATAGTGTCCTCCGTTGGATTATTTTCTGAAAATGAAGTTGTGGGCTCTTCTTTTTGTTTTACAGCAGCTTCTTGAAGAAGATCAACATCCCAACTTGGGATGGCGGCATCGGCATCTTCTTTGCCAAACTTGGCAAGAATCCATTCGCGCAAGCTGCGGAATACGCCTGCTTCTACCCGATCTTCCCATTCGCCAAATTCAATGGTGATGCTATCGCCATCATCTTCTTGGAAATTGAAATCGCGCAGACCCTTAACCGCCGGGGGTTGCGCACCTAAAAATCCAAGATGGCGCGGATACCAAACGCCGGGGGCTGGGTTGGCTTTGTTTTCGGGATGGTAAAAAGACATCGAGCGCTTTTTGAATGCGCCTGAATTATTCAGTTCGGCAAAATCTGGGTTGACTTGCGTAGGCTGTGCGATGAAATCATTGCCTTGCACAGCGAAAGATTCAATCCAGCCGTAGGCAGGGGATTCACCAGTGGGATGCCCAATCACAATCGGAGCTTCATGAAGTTCAGGATTGTAGGCTGCTGCGGATGCTTTTAGATCATTCGCAGTAATGCGGACTTTGTCGCCAGCGGCGGTGATATGCTCGCCAGCCGAGAATGCATGAATATGTGGGGGTGTTTTTGCTGTCGTCATGCAGCGAATTGTGCGGCTTTACGTGAGCTAGTCCGCCTGAAGTGATTCAGGCGAGATGTATGTATTTGATGAGTCTACCGTAGAACAAGGTTAGCAATGCTGTCAACATGCATTACAACTATTGAAACAGCGTTACACAGGCGCAAGGTGTTCCAGAAGAAATGCCTCTGCTAAATCAAGGATGATAAGCTCATCCTCTACGGATATTCCTAAAAATGCGCGGGCTGGAATATTGCGAGCATCATCACCAAACTGATGTGTTGCGCCATAAATAAGATTCGTACCGAACTCGACTTGCTGGGCATCACTGGTGTAGTGTAATGAATCCAATAGCCCGCCATGCTCCAGCAAGATCTTATCGGCATTCTTTTCTTTGTGGCTATTGTCAGAGAGCGGCTGCCAAGGCAGGCCATCGGGATCAACCTGATCAACAAATCGTTGTTTGGTTGATTCTAATAGATACTCGCCAATATCGGCAAACACGGGATCCATGTTCTGACCAGCCTGCTGTAACCGACCAAACACTTGCTGCATTTGCTTATCATCTACATCAATCGATATGAACTCACTTGCACCTGCCATATTACCTCCTTTTTATATTATATTATTTGTTTGGTGTGTACCTTATCCCTCATATCATGGAGATCTAAAATATGGTCAATCAAGCAATGCTAGAACAGATTCAACAGTTGGCGAGAGCCGTGGCGGAAGAGCAAGCCAATGCCACGCGATCGGCTCATCTTGTTATGCTCACAGAGCTATTTAATCTATTACGGCAAAAAGACATACTCTCAACCACGGAAATATCGGCTTTTTGCAGTAAACTTGATACGGCTTCTGTGGTTATGGGTACGACTGCGCCGCAAGTTGCAACAGCACTTACAGAAGTGACCCTTGCATTGCGCCAATAGGTCAATTTTAAAGGCTGCATCATCTATTTCTTTTTGGCATTGCAATTCTTTTGCAACAGCATGCATAATGATTCTTTCCAGATAGGTTGTGCTTGCCATGATTATCTCCTAAACTTGGGGTATCTTATGTACGCTAGAGGGTTCCAGCTCCCAGCAATGACGTACAGAGCAAAAGGCTGCGCTGGAACGCAGCCTTTTTTTTATGGTCTTCGATACAAGCGAACCCCACGCCTGTTCTTTTCAACTTTTTGATTAAAATCATCCGAGCTGCTTGATGTATGTACCGTTGTGCCTTGCCATTTCCCCTCACTGCGTTGCATGACCGTTATCGCAAGCCATTGCACAGTGCCAACCATATACCTGCTAACATAAGCACGGCTACTGATTGCCTTTTTATCACGCCTGTGCCATTCAACCCAACCCCAGATTTCGTCAGGATTTTTGATAGAATCCGCGAGCATATTCAGCTGAGCGCTGCGTGTGCCTTTGCCCATTTTCCATGCATCTTCATCATTCTTAAACATGGCATCTGATATGACCATCGCATCACCACTGGCATCAATAAATGTGACAGGCTTACCAATATCAGCATTAAACTTCTTCAAAAATAATTTTGCATAGGCGGCATCCTGACCTGCCTGCATCGATGGTAGTATTTCACTTTCTGGAAAGGCTCGAGGATTAAGCATTAAATCGACAGCTCCGCGTTCGGGGATCTTTTTAAATAAGCCATTATCTTTCTGTTCAAAGGGGAAAGGTGACTGCTTCCCTTGTTTGAGATCATACGCATGCATCCAAGCACTTTGCCCTGGTGCATAAGCAAAGCCTGGGCTGATGCCTTCGGGTACTTCCACGGTGCGCGGATTGGGCCCTGATACGCCGACGTTTACTTTTTGAGTTTGGATAGTGGGTGATTTCCCTGCACTCAAACCTTTCTGTTGCATCCGGGTTTTGCTCATGCCTGTGACATAACAACGACAACCCCAGCCATTCGGCGGATAGTGCGTATTCCAGAATGGATCATCTTTTGGCAGCACCAAACCATCCCAAGCCAAGTGTTGTTCACGCGGATTGTTTGCGCCAATGGAATGATGATATTGCCAGTACTCCAACTTTTGCAGCTGCTCGTGCCGACCTGCTGCATACGATGTGCGTAGGTTGGTTTGGTAGATCAACCGCGTGCGCCAGCCGCGCGAGCCGTTATAACTCCAGCCGTGATCGCTGACAGCCTTATCAAAATCTTTGCGGAACTCTGCAATCGTGGTTCCCTTCTCGATCGCTTTTTGTACCGCCGCTTGCATATCTTCAACCAATGCCATCTTGGTTGCACCTGCCACCACAAATGCATGATCATGATTGCTTTGCCAAATATCTGTCCATCCGCGTGTTGGCAAAGCCAGTTTTTTGCGAAAGAATGCTATCTGCGCGTCGAAGGGCAGCGAACCGTACTTAACAGGCATGACACGCTCTTTCGTCAACACCGTGTCCACGCGTCGGTGCGCACTTTCGTGCTGCTAGTCTAGTGAATGCTCGTTTCACCCTATCAAAATGCGGCTGTGGCGATTTAAGCATTGCTCTCATCCACCACTTCTACCTGCCCCGTGAGGTTTGCAGTGGCAAAAGCTTTTGCCATGAGCTCAGTCATCTGTGTTGTGTCCATATCACCCAACAATTCAGGAATGCGATCAGCCAACTCTTCCAAGCTTTCCACCTCATCCATCAGCCCGCGCACCTGGTCAATCATCTTATCTGTGATCGGAGCCGCTTCACGCTCCAGTTGATCTGTAATCTTGTCTACAGCATCGGCCGCTGTAGCTGATGTCTCAGCAAACGAGGCTGTGGGTGGATTGCCAGCTGCGGTTTTCTTTTCATCACTTAGCTTGATGCCATACTCTTCTTCAGTATAACGCTTATCAAGCGTACGCCCTGAAGCATTGGCAAGGCGTTCATCACGCTCGGCTTTGGCATCCAAATCTTCAACGTCAGACATATCACGCCATACATGCGGTGGTGTTGCACCAGGGAAATTATATTCTGTAAACCACAGCATCAGTGTCTCATTCAATGAGTCGCTCAACATATCTGCATCGGATTTGGCAATTTCATCTTTCACACCTTCATGCACTTTGCCCAAGGCTTGGCTGCCTGTATTGCCTTGGCTGGTGGTTAGGGTTTGGGATAAAATGGCGGTGGTGATGGCTTGATCCATGCGATCAATCAATTGTTCATGCGTGCTGATGCCAGATTTTGCAGCAGCAATCAACTCCGCATCCATGCCCTCGGGAATAGCCGTTACAGAGTTGGAGCGAAGCGCGCGCAAAGCTTCCATAAGCTTGCGTTTCTCTAGCTCGGATGCAGATGTTGGATATTTGCCTTTGACGGTGGGAGAACCAAACTTATCAATAAACTCCAACCACAAGCTCATACCTTCACGCTTAAAGCGGACTGGCCAATATAACCAAAAGCCTAATCCTGTGCCAAACGGATTGTCATCATCCATTGCGCCAATCGTGTGCACAATAAACTTCCGCTCGGATAAAGCCTCACCCTCCATCGGCTTGGCACGGGTTTTTAAACGTAAAGCAGCTTCAAGTCTTAGAGCCTTACGCACATCAGCATATTGATTGCTGACAGGCTTAATTGTATAGAGTGGTGCAAAGGTAAAACGTTGGCTCTTTTTAACTTTGATTGCAGCAGGCCATACCATATTACCTTTCAAGCTCCAGATGATTTCAGCAACACCCCAGCCTTTCAGCAACGATTGCAATAAAAACTTTTCTGTCAGCCGATCAAAGCGTATGGAACGAATCATCTCTTCAGCTGCTTCGGCTGCGCGTTGGTCTAAATCGGAATCACTGCCGGCACGCACATCATAATCTTTTGATATCACTGCACTGATACGTTGTTGCAAGCAGGACAATACACGATCATCACGGTACACATCCTCATATATCTCAAGATTGCCGCCCAGCTTCTGAAGAAGCTTGTCTTCATTAAAACGAATATTTCCTAAGAATGCTTTGGTAATATCAACCTTGGGATCATCGGATGCAAATTCCATAGTTAAATCTGGATTGATTTTAGCGACCATAACCGCCTCCTATAAAACTATTGTGATTGATGCCTTCAGCTTCGCCTAAAAACGACAAGTCCGATGTTTCTGTGTCATCAGTGATATACTCAATCGGAGCTGCTGTATTCAGCGTCTTGTTATCTGCCAGCACCATCGCGATTGCACTATCCCCATGCCTTGCACCTTTTTTATCCGTCTTACCCTTGGGCACACGAGGTACACCATTGATCATACGAATGGCACGATGATCTTCGAGAATATCATCATGTTTTGGGATGCTGATTAAACGGTCTTCATACTTTGCTTTGTAGCGCGGCATGTTTTCTCTATACCAATTTTCTGTAAAATGAACTTCATCAATAAGGCTGCCATAACGATCTGTCGCAGCTTCTGCGATATATGATCCATTGCCGCCCGCATCAATTGCTCCGCCACAGAGGCGAGGTAAGCCATCCGCTATTGCAAAAAGAACTTGTTCTTGCTGCTTGTGCGGCACGTTGTGCATTTCAATAAGGAACGGAACTGTATTATGCAGCGTTGCACCAATTTCCATCGGTGAAATATCGGACATATCACCCGAACGCGCGAAATCCATACCAAACACATGTCGACGATTCTTGTCGAGCCGAGCTAACAAAGGTGTGATGTTATCATTGATCCAATCCTGCATCTCGGCTCGCCGCACAGGTTCTGGAGCAATATTGAAGCTTGCTGTACCCTCAAATCGAACCACTGGCGCTTCGACCATGCACGATTCAATCAAGGCGCGAGACATGTAGCTGCCGCCGCTCATTGACGGCACACAAAACAACTCTTCATTCTCATTTGGACGATAGCGTTTTACAATCGTATCACGCCAAGCAGCTTCCGCTTCTTCAGACCATTCTTTGCCAGTCACTTCGCAAATCTTTTTGAAATAACCGTCATTCAACGCATCATCCAATGTCACCCGATGCAATGAGTAATCATAGCGGCCAGCCCGCACATCATTGATAAGCTGATTAAACGGGTTGTCTTCGCCGTTGTGCGTACTGATAATATGAACAGAGCCGCCCCACATGGTCATGGCCATAGCTGCTTTGAGCAATTCTTCCAGCTCGTCAATAAACGCGGCCTCATCAATAATCAACCTGTCGCCGGGGCGACCTTTAGAACGCAAGTTGCGCGGGCTGGATGATAAGGCTTGAATAATTTTACCTGAAGCAAACTTGATTTTGTATGTAAGGATTTCCCTGTCTTCATCAACAAGCACTTCCTCTTGAACTTCGCCACAAGCCATGTTGTAGGCTTTCGCCCAGGTTGCACAATCCTGAATAAAGCCTTCGGTCATATCTTTGGAAAATGCAATATAATAAACATTGCCGCCGCTATCATCAGCTGCATGAAGCACTGCATCCGCTGCTTCAGCATAAGACAAACCAATGCGTCGGCTTTTCTCAATAATCTTTACTGCAACTTTATCATAGATCCACTTGGACTGATAATTAAGAAGAATTGGGCTTGCAGCCGCTTCAACATTAGGCACTCAAGCCACCTGCAATAGCTTCGCGCAATTTGGTAATCGTATCGCTGTTGGAGCCAGTGCTTGATTCAATGATGGCATCCACTTTTGCAGCAGCTTCTTCCATTGCAAGCTTGCGTTCATCTTCGCGGATATCACGTTCACGATCATCATTGATCACTGCTGTTTTCGCCATGCGCGACATTGCTAAAGAAATGTTAGCCAGAAACTCCTCATCCACATCCACATCACCATTCATCGCTGCTTGCACACGTTTCCATGCGAGCATCTGCGCCATGTTATTTCCGTTGACCAAGAACGATGTGGGGTCATCCCCAAATTCTTGTTGAATAGCTCGCATCTGACGCACGCTATCGCCGATAGATTGTTGCTCCAGCTTACGCATGCGGCTGTACCGTCCAACCGCCGAGCGGCTAATCGGTTCAGGTAATTCAATCTCACGCCTATCAAGTTCAGCAAGCAACCATTTATGATGGCCATCAATATCATGATAGTGTGATGCCAACAATCGCTGATCAAGCTGCTCAAGCAAATCATCAGGCAAAGACTCAAGCTTGCTACGCGGTGCCATTATTCACCAGGGCGAGGGCGACGAATGCCAGGCACACGTGCCGCGCCATTCGCTACATCAAGCCCACGCTCAGTAATCGTTGCTACAGTAGTCACACTAACTTTTTCAAAAGTCACCAGTCCTTGCTCTTCAAGCCAGGCAATATCTACCCGAATGGTGTCGGAAGATTCATTGTGTCCGTATTCACTTAAAAGACCACGTAAAACCATATCTGAAATAGCATAATCACTCTCACTTGCCAGAGCTTTTAATATGAGCAAACGACGGTCTTCTTGTTTCACTTGCGCAAGTCCCATTACTTATCTCCCTTCAACAACATCTCATGAATTAAATCCAAGGTGTGCATTTTTCCATTAATTTCGCTGAGTTCTTTTTGCATGCCATTCATGCGATCATAGACAGACTTCAATTCAGGATGCCCAATCGAAACTTTCAACCGCTCGTCCATGCGTCCCAGTTTTTCTGCGTGATCTTCCAACTTGCTTTCAATTTCCTGCTCAAGCCCCTCGATCTTCTCGCTTGTAACTCTGTTTTTATTGCTGTTCCAAACAAATAGCCAAAGAGCGATATTCACCATCATCATGACCACTTCTAACCAAAACTTTGCTGCTTTATAATCCATCAAGAACACCCCTCACATTCTTCTTGGCATGGCACGCAGCGCACTGCATGAGGCAGAGCCATCAAGCGCATCTTTTTGATGATATCACCACAGCTTTTGCAAATGCGTTCACCATGCTCATCTAGTTCGGGGGTTTCATGCTTTCGATGTCGAATAGCATCAATAGCATGCTGACGTTGTTGTGACTCAAATCGTTTAGCTCGGTCTGCGACATCAGACATGACCAACCCTCCGTGCATTCTTACGCAATTTTCTTTGGCGTGTGCCAGAGCTTATTCGACTAGCGAAATAAGATCTGCCATGAAAGACAGGGGTGTTTAGCGGGGCAATATCCCTAGCCCCCAAGCCCAAAGATCTTAATGCAAACTGATAGATGCTCATTTAGCACGCCCCTGTAATTTTTCCACAGTGCGCAAACCGCCCAGACCAAGCAATGCCATCACGACCGTCATGAGTGGGCCAAAATCAAGCGAAGGCGGTGGTGGCGTGGCTGGCGAATAAATCAGCAGCCCGTAATTTAATAATGGCTGAATCACGAATTGATACAGCAATGCCAATGCGCATACCCATCCGATGGCAGGTCGCCAGCCAGCAACAAATACAGAGCGGTGGGCTGCTTCGACCTTGTTTAATTCTACCTGCGCTAGATTTGGTCGCTGTGCTAGCCGCGTCAAAATCTCTTCATGGCTTAATCGCTCATCATCAGATGTAAACAACTTATCCATCACATTGCCAACGGCTTCAATGGGTTGCGCAGCAGCACCTCCCAAAAGGGCTGTTAAAAAACCCATATCAGCAGCCAGCCTTCAGAGCTTGAATAGTGAACCATGCAAGCACTACGCTCGACAAGAATAAAACACTAAGCACGGAATAGCCTATCCAGTCATAGTCCTCGGCTTTTGCTTTTAATGCTGCAAGCGATTGCCATAAGGACCAGCCAAAGCAGCCAGCAAATAAGATAAGTAATACCCACCAAACAATCGACATTATTGTAATCATTTTGAACCTCCTGGATAAAGATGTGCTTGCTGAATACGAACAGGCTCGGTGAGCCATTGTGCGACATCGAAATTGGGGCAGGTTTTGGCTGGATTGAATTCATGATGACCATGCACCGTAGCACCGGGGCATTGCAAACCAAGCTTGGCAAGCAGTTGATGCAGCGCATCCCATTGATTTTGCGTGAAGCGATCATCACCAATCATACAAATATGGATGCTGTTGTGATTATGCCCGCGTGCGCCATTGGCGATTTCCCACCCATCGGTGTAGGCATCATCATTACGATGCACCAAAGGCTCAACTTCGCCATCGATGCAAATCACATAATGATAGCCTGCCGTGTGCCAGCCTCGGCCTTTCGGCTTAGGATCAGTATGCCAAGCTAGAATATCGCTGGCTCGAACATCCCGACCATTTGGCGAGTCTGAGCAATGAATAATAATGTTTTCTGTTTTTTGTTTCATGCGATACCCAGCAGAGGTATAAACTAAGCGGCACTGGATTGAAGCCCAGTGCCGCTCTCACCCACAACAGGGCAATACTGAATATCTATCTTGATGATTCCGCCTGAAGTACTTCAGGCGAGTGGAGTATGGCTTGAAAGCCTACGTTAGGCTTGGAGCGGTAAGATTGTCAAATAACGACAACTGCTACAACAGTAGCCGAGGTGATTTCTCCACGCAGTTCTTTTGCATTAACTTGTAGTTTAATAGGTTCTTTGTTCCAAATGGCATTCTTTAAAGCATCCCATTCATTATCTGACAACTGACTCACATCAGCTACGAACTCTAGATGACTTCCAACTTCATGTAGTTTTACTTTGTACCCATTCTCAATACCTGTATCTACAGTCGAAATTCTAAAGTCACTATCGATACGTTTATCATCTGATCTCTTTCTTGGCTTGTGCGATAACTGGCTACCAATAACTCCATTTACCTCAATACCTTCAATCGTCATCCTATCCTGTGGCTTTAGTGCTCGAAGTTGTTTATTGCGAATTTCCTCAAAGCTTTCTTTGGCTGTGCCTAATTCTGGAACTTGTTGGATAGCTTCCCTGAAGATCTCGAGCCTTTTGGTTTCTTGTTCCGACATGATGCTTTGCGCATCTACATTTTGCTTGTTTATTGTAACCTGAGTTTTAGCGTCAATTTCTTTTGCCTTCAACTCAATCCAATCTTTCCACCCCATACCACCAGAGATCAATACCCCGACTCCCAAAAGCAGTATTAAATAGTGTTTGGCTTCCATTTTAGATATCGCCCCCTCTGCAATTTTACTAAAAAGCTTTTTAAGCTGCGCTTCAATTTCGGTTGAACCCTTCGTAACATGCAGGATAATTTCTAAATCTTCACGTTCTTTTTCAGTTAATCGCCTTGTATTGGCTTCGCCATAATGAATCATAGCATACGTGCGGTAAATCTCTTTTTGCATATCAAGTATAGCAGGCATGATTCGGGTAGGAATAGTTTGATTCCAATCCTCGCCATTAAATTTTATTTCAATCTTTGGCCAATCATCAAAAACCAATTCAAATGATTCTTTTAAAATATCACCTTGTAAGACGCTGCGCATCATATCCCAAGCATCATCCGAACTGGCGATACGTTTCTCAATTACTTCCATCTATTCACCCCTCCCTTTTTCTGCCTACAAGTGTTTTTTATACGATTTACTTTTCCATGCCATGATTCACCCTCCTATATATTCCCGAATTTGCCTCGCCAGCTTGCGGCACTCTTGGCTTGCAGGCTTGCTGTCTAAATACTTCAATATCGCATCAACCAAAATGCGTGGAATTTTTACTGTTTCCATTAAATCCTCCGACCTGCAATCATGTACACTACTTTGCCAGCAATACGAATATCTGGTGTTTGCTCTACAGACACAATTTGCGTGGCATATTCGGGATTGCTACTGATGATGCTTATGCTGCCATCAAACATTCGCTGGATGCGCTTGACCATCAAGTGACCATCAAACTGGATGATATAAGCAGCATCGGATTCAATGCGTTCAACCGATGTGTCTACCAATAATATATCATCATCATATATGTCGCTTCCCAAGCCTTTGCCTGAATTCATTGAATCCCCACTAGCTTTAATCAAACGCAAATGCTGTGGAGCCACGCTAACTTCACGACGCAGCCAATAGCGATCAAACGCCACCATGAACGAGGTTTCTTCATGCTCAACAATTGCGCCATGCCCTGCTCCTTAGACCTTCATTTTTCCAATATTGAACTCTCTATTGCGACGCTTGCTCTATTGTATCATACATGCACTTAGGCTCGTTTCTTTTGCTGGGCTATAAGCTCGGCAAGTTGTTTTTTTTCTTCCATAAGTTTTTTTATGTCGGCTTTGCCTGCATCATCAAGCTGTGCATAAAGCATGGCAATAGCCTCGCCTTCGGAGCGTGGCAAGACAGAGTCTGTATTGGCAACCCTTTGACCTGTTAAGATATAATTTACGTCTGCACCAATGGCTGCAATGGCGGATAGATACACCCCCGTTGGACTTGTGGTTCCTTTTTCATAATCAATTTGGGTTTTTTTTGAAACCCCTCCAATCGCGGCAAAATCCGTTTGATTGTAACGTAAACGGTTCCTTTCTTCTTTTAATCGGACAGCGGAAGTCACTTAAACACCACCTTTTAGGTTGACAGGTAACGAATTCGTTACCATAGTTTGGCACATAGCACAGGAACAAGTCACATTAACAATACACAGTGACTTGTCACAAATCGGCGAACGTTCGCCGATTTGAATCTAACCAGGAGGATCTTATGACCCCATCAGATATTAAGTCTGCAATGCTAAAGCGTGGTATTACCCAGCAAGAAATTGCAGACATTTCAAAGTCATCACGCCAGCGCATCAACGAAGTTATCAACGGAAAATCCACCAACCTTGCGATTCGCCAAGGCGTAGCTGCGGCCATCGATAAGCCACTCATGGATGTGTTCCCCGACGAAGCATATCGCCGAGCATCTGGTCGCATTCGCATACCATCGGCTTATTACCAAGCAGCAATGGCGAGCGCTTGATATGCCTGATACCACTCACAACACACAATTTTCTCATTACGCTGCTTTCCCCAAAACAATTACCCCTGAAATGGTGCGCAGGGTTGATGCTTACACGCGCAGCCATGCTACTTGCAAAGGTATGGTTGAGCTGATGGATAGAACCATTTGGAGTCGTATTCAGGCATTTGAGGATTCTTTTCGCCGCAGCAACGATGGGCGGCTTAGTGCACGTTTGTTTTTGATGCATGCTTTCACACATGAGGTTCGCGCCCTGATTTTGACTGCTGTAGTGCGGCTCGGACTGGATCATACAGATCAGGCCACACATGGATGTCGCTGCTTCTCGCCAGCACAACGGCTGAGTTCCATGTACAAAGCGCAGCGCATAGCGGAGCCAGATGTGCCAGTGAAAGAGATTCTTCAAAACATAGTGGAGAGCCTGCATGTGTAAAAGCATCCGCAAACAGATGGTCGTTGCGCCCCATACCGTGCAATGGATAAGCATCATGAAACGACCCCGTTCCCTGATCGCAATCAAAATTCATACGTGTGATACGAAGATCGGGAGCTGTATCCCAATGGCTCATGTCACACATGGCATCCTCAATATGCTGCGGTGTGGATGGCTCAAAATCAGCAAGTCCGACTTGGTTTGCTTCTATATTAAAATGCAAAGCATTTTGCATGGCAGCATTTATTTGATGGCTGGCATAGTTAAACAGGGTCAAGTCAACTTTAAAACCACAACTTGGACAGCACCATTCACTGATAACACCACGAACAAAACAAACGCCGCAGCTATCTTGATGGGTGCAACGGATGCCATAGAGGTCAACAAAGGGTTTAAATTTCATAGCCCAAGCTTACACATAATGAAACGCTGTTTCAATTACAGAAACACGGCGTTTTTCCACATGCCTCATTTGGAGGCTGTATAATCATGGCTCGCCATTCCACCCCCAACACTTTGGACGATGCAATTTATCACATGGTTCACTATGGCAAACAAGATATTAACACCTTGGCAGATATGCTTGGTTGGAGTGCATCTAGTCTCTATCGCGCTACAAACCTGCATGATGATGGAGCCAGTTTTCCTGCCAAGCGATTGACTGGTTCCATGATTGCACAGGCTGACTTTGGACCATTGCGCCATATGGCTAGCCGCTGCGGCTTTGTGCTTTATCCATTGCCGAAACGTATCGGGCGCATGCATGCATCTGAAATCAATGAGCTACAGCTCACGCAATCGCAAGCCATTCAAGCCTTGATTAAATTTTTTAATGAAGAATCCAGCCCAGATGAAACACGTGCTGCCATTGATGCCGCTATTGGCAAGCTGGCGCGAGGTCGCAAAGCCGTGGACCACGGCATCAAACAAGGAGAATTGAGCCTATGAATATTAATCCAATGATTAAAATTGAGTGGCGCTTACAAGTTGCGCTCGAACAACTTCGTAAAAGTCCAAATCGCCCGATGGCTGTGAAGGCATCCATCTTTGGCGGTCAGTTTATCGAAGCCTCAGATATTGTAAGTCGGAAAGCACTATGAGCGAAGCCAAAAAGCTTTATTCCTCTGACCAAATCACACGGGCATTCACACTTGTTGAGGTGTTAGCCGGGCATGAGCTCGACCCACTTGAATCCAAAGAGATTAAATCACTCACGGGCTGGACTGGCACAACCACGACCCGCATGTGCCAAGCCTTGCAATCGGCAGGTGTTGCAGAGCAGACACCCGATGGTCGGTGGCGGCTGGCAGTTGGCAAGATGACCAATATTGCTATTGCAGTGCAGCACGGTGTGCAGCGCGCACGCAGCCAATTAAACGACCAAACGAACAATATCACAAGGAGCGCGTACTGATGAGCAAGAAACCCACAAAAGCAGAATTGGCAGTGCAGGAAGCCGATAAGGAACGCCTTAGCAAACAAGCCGAAGCCACTGTCGCACAAGCTGATAAGGAACGCATATTGGCGACACGCCGCGAAGGCGAGTTGCATCGTATTGCTGGTGACTTGCCTGATGATCCCAGAGCATTGTGGATGTTTGCGGAGCATTCTTTAACGCAAGCCGCTGTTTCATCCATTGATGCAGGTCGCGCACTTATTAAACTTAAAGCAATACTACCACACGGTGAGTTCGGACCAGCCCTTGAAGACCGTGGAATCTCCACAAGAACTGCCAGCAGCCTTATGAAAATAGCGGCTAAGTTTTCCGAACGTTCGGAAAAGTTCACCAAGCTTGGGCGATCCAAACTTTATGCCTGTTTGGAACTATCTGATAATGCGTTAGACATGCTAGATGATGGGGAATCCATACTTGGGTTCAAGCTTGATGATATGGATCGCATGACAAACCGTGAACTTAAAGCGGCTATTAAAAAGCGTGATAATGACATTGTGATTAAAGATCAGCTCCTCGAATCCAAAAACAAACAAATTGATTCGATTGCCACCGAATTTGAAAAAGCAAAAGGTGCGATTGTTGCGGGTGATACGCAGCCATCGGTTGCCGAAATTGAATCAGAACAGGCGCAAATACTCATCCCCATGATTCGCCTGGCAGCACGCGCCAAAAATATGGAAGTGGATGCTATGAATGGCAAGGAACCCAATCGCGACGAATACTTTGCATTGCAATCGGCATTGAATGTATTGCGTGATCAGATGGCTCAAGCGATGGATGCCATTTATAACTGTGGTGGGACATTTCAAGCCGCTATTGCTGAAGCATCCATGCCTGTGGATGCAGAGGTATGAGCATTCGCGAGGGCGCATTGATTGAAGCTGCAGAAGCACTTCGCAATGCGAAAGGTGGGAAATCAGCAATTGCCAAAGCGCAGGCTAAAATGCTTGGCATTTCACCGCAGACACTTTATCGCCAGCTTAAAAAAACAGGTCTTTATCAATGCACTCGCAAAAAGCGAGTCGATAAAGGCGAGATTCGTATTGATGGCATCACAGAAGATATGATTCTGGAAGTGGCAGCTATGATGTTTACATCCAAGCGAAACCAGGGTCGTATTATTATGCCTGCGGAAGTGGCAATCGAGATTGCTGAATCAAATGGCAAAATCCCCAAGGGCTCACTCAAGCCTTCTACATTAAATCGCCACCTGCGCAAACTTGAGGCGGACAAACGCTCACTGCTTGCGGCAGAGCCACATATCAAAGTTCGCAGCTTGCACCCCAATCATTATCACCAGCTTGATTATTCAGTCTGTACCCAGTGGTACTTGGACAAAAAAGGCATGGGTGAACATGACATGGTCACTCAAATCTATAAAAACAAACCGGACAATGTAGCCGAAGTCTATGCCAAGGGAAAACCCAAGCTGATTCGTGCAGTACTTACCGATCACTTTACGGGCTTAATCTTCATTCGTTATTACTACATACCAGGCGAATCAGCACGCATGGCGATTGATTTTTTAAGCCATGCTTGGCGTGAGAAGGATGATGGTAATCCATTCCACGGCGTACCGCTTTTGCTTGGTCTTGATAAGACAGGAGCGCATCGTGATAGCGGTTTTTTAGCATTCCTTGATGCCTTGGGTGTGAGCCCTGAAACCCATGCTGCTGGCAATTCAAAAGCTAGTGGCCAAGTGGAATGTGCGCAGCGTATTGTTGAGCAACGTATTGAGTCACGTCTGCGTATATCACCTGCCAAATCAGTGGATTCACTCAATGAAGTCGCTGCCCAAGAATGTCGCAAACTCAATGCCACCATGCGTCATTCACGCCATCGCCAAACACGTGCTGGATTATGGCAAATGATTAAGCCTGAACAGCTACGCACCATTCAGGTGGGTCATGATGATTTGCTTGCGCTGGCAAACAAAGAAAGCCGCCGCGTGAAAGTGAAAGGTGATTATACGGTTCAATTTGAGGGTGATGCTTACAAAGTGTTTGATATTCCTGGCATCGCTCCGCGCATGAAGCTTGAAGCTCGCCGTAATGTGTTTGATGTGGGCGTGATTCAAATTCGCATCCATGCCGATGAGCCTTGGATCACCATTTCCAAAGAAGAGCGCATGTCTGATCTTGACGGAGGCTGGGCTGTTGAAGCACAAATCGTGGGTGAAGGCTATAGAAAAGCCAAGGAAACCAAGGGCATGAAGCATGGCAAGGCGATGACACGCGCGGCTTATAGTGTGGATACAGATCGTGAGGCTGAAAATGCACGTAAACGCCGCGAAAAACCTTTTGCTGGTGTTGATGCATTCAAATCATCCAAAGACTTTAACCATCCCGCATATATGAAACGCAAAGGCACTGCTGTGCCGCTGGCAGCCACTGCCACACCAGAACCACTCAAAGGCTCGCGCATGATGAAACGCATTATTGCATTGCGTGGCAAACGCCTGACACCACAAGAAAACCAAGATTTAAAAGCCACATATCCCAATGGCATGACGGATGAGGATATGCGGGCATGGATTGATCGCGAGATCATTGATGTAACACCGCTTAAAGCGGTGAATTAAAAAAGGAGATCAGGAGAATGATATACACCCACAACATGCACAACATGCACAACATGCACAACTCGGCAGAAAATCTACGTGTTATCAACTCGGTGGAAGCTCGGTTCAATCGGGCGGAGCGATTCGGGGCAGTGGTATGAAACCCATTAAATTACAGCGTATTTTTGCAGAACTTGGTGTAAAAAACCAAATGATTGCGCAGCACATTTTAAACAGCAAAGGCGAGCAGTTATCGCGCTCAACCATTTCTTCAGCACTAAATCGAGGCATCATACCTAAAGCCAGCACGCCTGATTTTGAAACACAAATTGAGGCTTACTTGCATGAGCTTGGCGTGTCTAAATCAACGATTAAAACATGCTGGAGAAATGAGGCTGAAGACAAGGTTGTTTCCTTTGGCAAAGGCGTGGCAAAGAAAGGTAAAGGCATGATTCAAAGCGTGCCAAAACAAACAAATGACGATGAAATACTAAAGGAGGCCGAAGTGCTAACACCTACAACATTGCGACTATTTAAGATATTCCGAAACCCATTTATTGATGACGTTCAAAAAACCGAGGATGTATTTATGTCCGAATCACACAGCTATTCTCTGGCTGCTATGACGGATGCAGCACGCAATGGCGGCATGTGCGCGATCACCGGTGAGTGTGGGGCTGGAAAATCAGTGATTCGCCGTAAACTGGTGCATGATTTACAATTGGAGGGTGATGTGCGCATCATCTTTCCGCAAACTATTGATAAACAATACCTCACATCGAATCAGATTCTTGAAGCGATTGTGAATGATTTAAGCCCTGGTGCGAAAGTACGCCGCACGAATGAAGCAAAAGCACGGCAGGTGCGTGATTTATTACTTTCAAGTGCTCAAGCAGGCATGAGCCACGTGTTAATTTTAGAAGAAGCGCATGACCTATCTGTGCCAACAATGAAGCAGCTCAAGCGTCTTTGGGAAATTGAAGATGGCTATCGCAAGGTGTTGGGTATTGTGCTTATTGGTCAACCTGAACTGCAGGCTAGGCTAAATATTCAGACTCACCCTGAAATGCGCGAGATGATTTTACGCTGTTTGATTTCCGAGCTACTGCCGTTGGGCTCTGAACTGGAAGATTATGTAGCCCTGAAATTTCAACGCATCGGCTTGGAATTATCGCAAATATTTGAAGACGGCTGGGGTGATGCCGTGCGCAAGCGGCTGACATCATTTAACGGGAGTGAATCCAGCTCGCGTCTATATCCACTTTATATTCACAATGTATTGGCATCTGCCATGAATGAAGCCGCGCAAATGGGCGAGCCACTTGTGACCGCCGAAATCATTGAGGGTGTGTGATGCATAGCCATGTGAAGTTTCTTGGACGCAGTGGATCACGCATTAGCGGCGTGTGGAAGTGGGTGACGCGCTGGGGGGTTGGTGGTAACGGCGGCTATCGGATTATTGAAGTGCTTACAGAAATAAGGAGGGGTGGGTCATGCATAATTTTATAACGGATTTTGATATATTAATGGGAATCATCGGCGGACTCGTAGCTGTGGCTTGTTTGTTTGCTGTGTGGTTTCTACTGCGTGATTCTGATGATTATTTGAACAGCAACATGAAAGAAGATGGGCATGCACTTTGGTGGCGCATGCTGGATAAAGGAGATAAATGATGGATGCAATAACAGAAGGATATCTAAAAAATAGTAAAGGGCATTTGGTGCCCAAGGATCAAGTGGAAGATCTTGATTTATTACGCAATGAACTGGTGAGCAATATTGCTGCGACTTTTATTGCAGAACGTGAAGTCTTGCGCCAGCTCAAGCAAACAGTGCTAGATGAAATCGCGGCTTTTGTTGAAATTAGTGCCGAGCAATACGGCACAACGATTGGTGGCAAGAAGGGCAATATTAACCTTATGAGCTTCAACGGGGCTTATAAAGTATCGGTGCAAATATCTGAATACATCGTATTTGATGAACGCCTGCAAGTTGCTAAAACTCTGATTGACGAATGCATTCACGATTGGAGCAACGGTGCAGATGATAAGATTCTTACGCTAGTGAATGATGCTTTCCAGGTGGACAAACAGGGCAATGTATCAACAAGCCGCATCCTTGGTCTTCGCCGTTTAAAAATTGAAGATGAGAAATGGCAGCAAGCCATGCAGGCCATTGCTGATTCCATGACCACAGCAGGCAGCAAGACCTACATCCGCGCTTATGAACGCGTTGGATCAACAGATCAGTGGAAAGTCATCTCGCTTGATTTTGCTGCGCTGGAGGTGGCGTGATGAATGCTCGCAAAAAACAACGTTTGGATATTCTTAAAGAACTATATATAGCACTAGACACCAAGCCACGCCTTGCTTGGGTGAGTATGTATGAGCTGAAAAAGGTGGTTGGGGATTGTGATGTCGCCATCTTTTATTTGGCAGATAAAGGCTGGATTAAAGCCGATGGCAATCAATATCAAATCACCGCTGCTGGCATGGATGCAGTGGAGGCTGCATAACATGAATTTGACAACACAAAAAAACTATGGCTATACTCGCCCTATCGCAGCAATAGTTGCGGTCGGGTTTGACAGCCTGAATGAACACACAGACGCAAGCCGCCTGTGTAACAACATTGGTGGTTTTTTTGTGTCCGCTAAACAGCGGGTCTACCAGTTGGTGGGCTTGGTGTTGGGGGGCTTTAAGCCCGCTGGTCTTGTGTTGTTCAACCAGTCTGTCAACCCGACATCAGGCTCGCCTTTTTGTTTGACAGCAAATGGCGAGTACTTCAAAAAAGAGGTACTTAACCATGAACACACAAATCAACACCATATTACCCGATATTCATCTGGTACACGATATACCCAAAACAACATCCAAGGATGCACGCATGATCGAAATGCAAGCGCAGCTATTGATTCGGCAAGACCAGCTTATTGGCAATATGATGAAGCTGCAAATCAAGGGCACATTGGTCACTCCAGACGAGAAAGTACACATCCGTATGCTGTTTTCCAAAGGCTTGAGCAAGGCAGAGATTGGACGGCGAACAGGGCGCGGCCGAGATACTGTGCGCAGCATTATCAAAGCATCACCACAGGTGCATTAAATGAGAGCCGATCTAACCAAGCCAGCCAACTTAATTCAAATCGAGGAAGACGATCTAAGCCGAGCGCAGTTTGTAGGCATGGCTATTCGCGGCTTGTCCGATTTGCTGGTCAATATGCAACTCAAAGAGGATCTGCAAATGGTCAAGCCAGAGAATCTGGAAGCCTTGCTCACCATCCTTGCCGATCAACTGGAACAAGCTCTGAATATCTAACGCGATGCGTATGGGTGGGTTTCGCATGAAGCTCACCTGTCCTTCCTGCGGTGCTGGCGGTTCTATCGGTTTGTTTATTGCCGATATTGATGCACGCCAAGCTATTCTTGCCGCTGCAAAACTACCGTCTGATTGTGGAACATTGGTGCTTAAATATATTGGCTATTTTGCGCCGCAATCACGTTTCTTAACAACTTCTCGCGCCTCCAATCTTATCACTGAATGCACGGATATGATTCTCAATGGCGTGAGCTTTGACCGCGACTTTATCCAGGCACCAAGCCACATCTGGCAAAGAGCCTTCCTATCTATAGATAGTGCAGACATCCGCCGCCCGCTAAAAAATCATCATTACCTCTTGCGCATCGTGCAATCTGAACTTGGGAAAAAAACCGATATCGTGCAACACGAGCAACATCAAATCAGGCGTTCTGAAGCACGGGTGAACAGCACTGAAATGAAGTCTGTTGGCAGTGTTCTTCAACAAACACATGTGCCTGATGTGCTTGCAAAACTTACACCTGAAGCACGCATGCAAGCCATGCAAGATGCAGAAAAAGCATTGCTTGAAGAAGACTTTAATCCGCAATTTATTGTAACCCCTTTGATTGAACAAAAAGCGCGTGAAATGTTGGAGGTGAAAGCATGATAAGAATCATTGATGAGACTTCGGTATTGGCTGAACTATGCCTGCATATTGGTAAGGCAAAAGGCATCACATGTAAATCTCTGGCAACGGCTATTCGTGGCGGATCCGCACGTGCATCTGATTTGCGCCGAATCAGGCATGTCATCGAAGCATTGCGCTTGGAAGGGCATCATATATGCGCGCATCCATCGGATGGTTACTTTATTGCAAAAACAGATAAAGAGCTTAATGAGACGTGTAACTACTTGGTCAATCGAGCTATGAAATCACTCGCCCAGGTGTCGCGTATGAAAAGGATATCTCTGCCTGATATTCATGGGCAAATGAGACTCAAAGTATGAATTTTCACACTCGAAATGTGATCTTTGCATTATTGTTCTATACGGCAATGGCGGCTTATATCTGGTGGGTTTCGTGCCTAGCGTAACTATTCGTCCAATCTCATTTCGCGGCGTTGATTCTCGACCTAAAGCAATGGCTTCGGTGTTTTGTCCATCCGTTAAAAGCTGGAGCACAGGTAAAAAAATAAGTGCGTGGGTAGGAACCATTTATTGCAATGCTTGCCCAGCTGCTCGCGAGCTTCATATCAATTATAAATTAAGTACGGGTGAGGTGCATTGTGCCGCCGAGTAAAACATCCGTTCAAATGCGCAATAAAGAATTGGCTAAAATTCATATTGCTAAGAAAGATTTGTGCCTTGATCGCGATACCTATGAAGATATTTTATGGACTGTTTGTCGTGTAAAATCATCGGCTGATTTAGATAGCGTTGGCCGCTTTAAACTGATCAAACACTTTGAGTCTTTGGGGTGGGGTTCCACGCGTAAAAAGAAGCGTAAAATCGAGGACCCGAAGGCAGCTAAAATCTGGTCGCTTTTGTATCAAATAAAAGATGCTGGAGCTATTAAAGCAGTGTCTAAAATTACTGTGCGAAAACAAGTCGAAAAATACACTGCCTGCTCTGATATTCGTTTCTGTACCGAAGACCAAAAATCACACGTTATTGAATGCCTGAAAAAGTGGCTTGCGAGAGTGAAATCATGCAAATAACTGATGAGGTTATTGCTGCGATTTCAGAGCGTGTAAAGCCAGAAGATTTGCCTGGTGATTTGAACGAAGCAGCATATTTTATTGGTGTCCGTAAAGCGCTTTTGCTTGCTGCCCGCGTTCATGGTTCTCCATACCTTTCAAGCTGGTCTAACGACCCTTCAAAATGGACTATTCATGTTCAAGAAATCGTGGATGTAATTGGCATTGAAGATGCCGAGATTATTGTCACAAACTTTAGAAATGCCCACTTCGTTATTCCGAAATGCGATGCCTTTTGGCGAGCATGGACATATCGCATCATCGCCGAATCAAATACAGAGGATCGTGCAGTACTTGGCCGCAAGTTCGGTTATTCCGAGCGATGGATTTATCATATCTTAAGCCGCCAAAAAAAGAATAAAAACCAACTCGGTTTATTTTAATATTTTAATGTCTTGTGCCTTTGTAACTCTCTTTATTTTACCAATTACAAAATATACTATCTATTATAATGATGTTTTAAAATGAGGTTACACGATGGTTATGAAAAGAAAGAACTGGCTCAGCAACTCGAAATCTCTCGCCCTTTTTTCCTTTAATCTTTATTTCGCTATTTGAAACACCGTTACATTTTTAGCTTTTAAAGCTTCTTTATCTTCACCATTTTATCTAGTTCAGCTTAACTTATCGCACTCTATCCCCTATTGTTATCTCACCTCTGATCAGACTGATGCTGTATGGTGTGTTGTTGACGCTCCATCTCTAAAGAAAGTTGCCCAACCTGCTGTTTCCATTGATCTCGCTGTTGCAAGAGCCCTTCCTGTCTGTTGTGCAGTAA